AAGTAATTAAAACATAATCACCCACCGAAGGTGAGTAAGAAGTATCAGTAATAGTCACTACTGGGCTACCGCTTACTGTTGAGATAGTTCCAGCAACAGACGTTATAGTATCTGTTTGTATAATTGGGGTAATGTCATAATAAGTACCGCCTGAGTAAATATAGTATTTAGAGCTAGTACCTAAACCATAATAGACATTACCAGCGCCAAGGTCTTGATCTGACCATATCCAAATAGAACGGCATATACCGTTAATTGTATTAGGTGATACTTGGGTCCAACCACCAATCTTTTCTGCTAAACCAGAACGAAACCGCACCTTATCACCGTCATACCAGCCACCCTCATTGGAGTAAATAGTACCTTCACGGTTCAGTCCTGGCTTTAGTGCTAGTTTTTGTAATGGCATGATTAACCTAATATTTCTCTAGCTTTCGCTATTTTGGCTTTACGGTCATCTAACCCTAAAGTTCCACCATTGATACGTTTAGTCATTGTCTCGTAATCGCCAGTATCTGCCAAGTCATTTAGACCTTTCTTGTTCCAAACCCAGCCAGCACTTAAAGCCGCATATTGAGGATCAAGTAACCTATCAGGATCCCCAATAAGATCCATACCCAAACCAGATCCGCAGTTTGCATACGCTTCCTTCCCAGTCATTTGTATAAGACCTCTTCCTCTGTAGGCGTAACCCTCACCAGATTCTTCATCGCCATTACCCATGCGCCCAGAATATATTTTGTTGGCTAATTTTTGAGGATTATTCGCATATTGATTAGCCACATCCAAACTAGGAAATCTACTGGGCCAAACAGCCATAAGTCTACTAGCTGAGTAATTAAGTCCTTCTTCGAGCTTTGTAAAGTTTGCGGATTCATGTTGGCACTGACCTATAAAACAAGCCTGTCTTTGGGTGGTAGAAATATTGTATTTGATGAATGTGTCCATCAATGGCTTAAACCATTTTTCATCAATACCTAAAGCTGTTAGCTGTTCTGGACTCATTTATTAGCCTTTTTCCTATTGTTTACCATAGGAATTACCTGAAGGTTTGTAGGAACATGAAGTCCAGATATGTTTTTACCTGCTAAAGGGATAATATGGTCCACTTCATATTTTAATCCAATACCCCTTAATGCCCCACAGTATTTATATATACACTCAATCTCAAATAAATCTCCACCCGTAAGCCAAGTTGGGGTTCTTTGAAGTAATCTAGCTCTTCTAATTGCCCTATTTTTAGCAGATAAATGCCTTGTATTTATTTGATATTGCTTAATTTTTTCTTTATTTTCTACTCTATAGGTAGCATAGTAATCGCTCCTATCTATTTTTTCTTTCCATAAAGCCCAACGTTCTTTATATACTTCTTTATTATTAGCATAGTGGACTGATTTTCTTTCTTTAACGCATAATTTACAGGTAGCACGAAACCCTCCTAAGCAATCTTTTTGCTTATGAAAATCTATAATAGGCTTTTTAATCCCGCACTTATTACACGCTTTATTCATTACTTAATTCCCAACTGTTCATTAACCCACTTTTGAAGCTCTACAAGCATTAATGTGGATTGGCTGCAGTTTCCAGCAAGTTCATTGTAGGCGGAGATAACATCAGCTGACTTGGGGGCTGTGGAAATGTTGGACACGGTGCTGCTACCATCTGACTGGCGCACCCCGTTAGCATAATACTGACGCACAAGAGCAAGTTTCGCATTATATTCATCTGATATTCCTTTAGTTACAAGTTCGTGTTGCTTTTGGACCGATGCAGTTTGTGCAGCTTGTTTTTCTGCCGCAATACGGACCTGATCTTTGTATATAGTAAAATCATTATCCCGAATATGCCAGCCAGCAAAAAACACCAAGCATAGAGCAGAAACAATAAGTCCAGCTTTGACGATATTTGCATAGCTACCTAAAAGGCCCCACATTACTGAGGCTCCGTATCTTTTTTCATCATTACACTAGCACCGCCAGCACCAGATATAAGACCAAGCGCTTCGGCAAGTTCAGTAAGGCTTATTTGATGGGCTTGCATCACTTCATAAACAGCAATACAAATAATTGCAATAAACCCAACTAACCAAGTCCAACGAGCAATATCGTGGGTTTGATTATCTTTTCCAGTAAGAAGTTGCTTGAGTATGTCTTTCATTATTCAGTTGGTCTAGGTGGCAACTCTGGCATATTGGCTAAGAACTGACCTGCTGTTTCTCCAGGAGTTACTTTATTTAGTGCAGGGATAGCCCATGACCATACATCATCACGCCATTGGTTTAGTGCTTTAGCTTCGGCAGAAAACTGAGGGTTTGTACTAACAACATAAGACACTGCAGAGACAATGTCGTCGTAACCCCATGATTTAGCGCCATCATTAATAGCTGAAGTTAACACGTTTGACAGGCGGTCTTGGGTTTGCTGTAAGGTTTCAGAAGGGGGCCAATGACCTGTAATTTCTTCCCATCCTGCAGCAATTGCTTTATCAATATATGGAATTTGTGACTCGATTGTTTCGTCGTAACCGCTAACCCCATTAGTATCGTTTTTAAAATATCGCATTTTTTATCCTTAGTAGAGTTCCGCCCAGTTATATACACCTTGACCAGAAGTTAGTAGGTAAGTGGCGCCAGCGGGGACAATAATAAATGCACCGCCATAAGAACCACATCCGTTAAATTGCCATTGAAAGAAAGATACTAGAACACCATTAACATAGGCATAAATTTGTGAACCGCTGGAACAAGTTGAGGATGCTCCTACAGCAATGGGGTATGAATATGAATTAGTGTAGGTTGTACCAAAACCTCTTGAGCCAGAAACGTTATTCCAAGTCTCACCAGTAATGCCAAGGCCTAATTTAGTTTGACCTTTAAACGCTAAAGCATTGTTTGCTGTTGTAGCATTAGTAGCATTAGTAGCGTTTGTAGCGTTTGTAGCGTTTGTAGCTGTGCCTACAGATAGACCAGAAGCTGTACCAGTAACGCCATTTATTGTGCCGCCAGTAATAGCTACGTTGTTAGCGTTTTGGGTAGACATGGTTCCTAAAGAACCTGTAGCATTAGTTACAGCGGTAGTAACAAAAGCCGTGGTTGCTATATTAGTTGTATTATCCCCTGTTGTTGGGGTTGTAGAAGTACCTCCACCATTAAGAGCAGCAGCTCCAGTAGAAGTTAAAGTACCGCCTACAGACATATTGCCTACATCTACTTGGCTACCTGTTACGCTTAAATTACCATTAACTAAGAAGTTACCAGCAGAACCAGTCTGGGCGCTATAAAAGTTAGACCCATCACAATAGACTTGGGCTGTTACTCCGTTAGGAATAGTGATTACCGCACCAGAAGAAGCACCAATATTGACTGAATAGCCATCAGAAGTGTTGTTGTAGACAATATAAAACTTTTGAACTAGTGGAGCAATAATCTGTTTACCAGCACCGCCAGTCGTGCCTGTGGCAATAATCACCATGTTACGGGCTTCATCAGATACACCGTTTAGGTTAGTTAAAGTGTAGTTGGCGTTTGCCATGACGATGGTATCTACTCCAGTCACAGCTTGTTCCATTAGGTTCCAGTTAGTATTGGTGATGGTCCCCCATGTGCCAGAGTCCTCACCGTTAGCCATTAACTGGATTTTTAAACTATTTGAATATGACGATGCCATAATTTATCCTTAACACTTTTGTGTATTATCTACTACCGCCCAATTTGAGCTTTCATTTGTATTTACATCGCTCCAAACAACAGCTGGAGTTAATCCTACAGGCAGACTTTCATTGCGAGTATTTTTCATACTGCCAGCAAAATCAATACCACCAAAAGTTGAACCACCAAAAACTGCTATTTCTTCAATAACTACACTAATACCGCCCCATTGTGGGTTCTGGTTATCGTTAATTTTAAACCAGCCAAATACACAGTTATTATCTAATACTTCAATGTTTTCGGCAATGGATTCAAGGAACGCTGCTTGGACAGAGTTTTGGTCTGCGAGGTTAATATTTTCTGCAATATTTTCTGCAAATCCTGCTTGAATAAGCTGTGTGTTGGCTACCCCAGAGTTTTCGGTAACTACAAAGAAATAGGCTGAACCAATTGAAATAACATCTAGTAAACTTATATTTTCAGCAATAGACTCGGCAAACTGCGCTACGATAGCCTCAGTCTCGGCTACATTTAGAGCCTCTGCAATACTTTCTTGAAACTGAGCCGTGATTGCTGGCAGGTCTAAAAGAGTCGTGTTTTCCGTAATTGACTGTAAGAAACTTGAGTTTTGGGTTGAGCTATCAGCTTGCGTAGTGTTTTCAGTCTGGCTTTCCAAAAATGCACTTTGCTGCGCACTGGAATCGGCTATGGTTGTTGGCTCACTCTGGGTTTCTTTAAATTGAGCTAGGATTGTTAGTACATCTGCAAGGGTTACATTTTCAGTCTGGGTTTCACCAAAAGCTGATGTTTGAGTGCTGGAGTCAGCCTGACCTACGTTTTCTACAATACCTTCAAAGAAGTTATCTTGCTCACTTTGAATATCATTTAAATTGATTGTTGATTCTGTGATGTTATCTATATAAGCACTTTGTTGGGTGCTTGAATCAAGGATGGTGGAGTTTTCACTTAGCGATGCTATATAAGAGGTCCAAAGACCATCAAACGCTAACTGAGCAAAAGCTTCTCCACCATACATATTTTAGGCAGCTGCTGGTGCAGTTTCCTGTGGTGCTTCTGGTGGGGTTGCTAAAGATGCTTCTAGCTTATTAATAAACGCTTCTTTACCCACTTGAAGTTGTGAAAGATTGAATTGGGCAGAGGATATTTTTCTATCTAAGTCTACACAATTTTGAAACAGGTACTTCTGTTCATCCGTTAAATCTTCGAGGATGTAGTTCTTGTCGTTAACAGTTATAGGGGTTAGTTGTTTTTCGCCCATAATGTTTCTCCTAAAAATGCCACCAAAAAGGGCTGCTGGCTTGCCCAGAACTGGGATTTGGAAAAAGTGCGCCAGTACCCGCCGCTACTTTAATAGTAGTTGTAGTAGCTGTAATACCAGCCGCTAAAGTGGTTTTGGCATTATTGGCATATAGCTGAATAGTCATATCATCCTACCAAAGCCTTAACTTCATCTTCGGAAAGACCAAGTGCTGTTAGTTTAGCTAGTGCAGAAGCCTTTGTATCAATAACTGTTTGTGCATCAGCTTGGGCTTGTGCAGTAACTAAGGCTAAGTCATAAGCTACTTCATTTCCTTGAACATCGTAAGCAGTATCACCGTTAGTAGAAGTTACTTGAGGATATAGCTTGTAAAGTGCATCAATTTGCTGTGTATTTAAACTCATGCCGCTATCTCCATAAGAGTAATAGTTGAAGTATTGTTAGCTTGCGAAGCATTGTAGTTTTGTGCATAAGCTGTTGCACCTGAACCAACAGCAGCAATATAAATAGTATATGTTGTAGATGATGTAGTTGCTGGAGAATCTAAATAAGCAAAACTTAAATTACCAAAATTACCACCAGCATTTGAACTGTTATAAAATGCAACATCTGTACTAACAAAAACACTACTTGCGTTTTTGTATAAATAATATGCCACGCTACCAGCAGTTAAATTGTTTTTTCCACAGCCAGCAAGATTTACAATGGCTAATATTTTGCTTGTAGAAAATTTTGGAGTAATAGAAGCGGTTACATTGGTTGTTACTGGTGTCAATGATGTTGTTGTCACTTGAGTTGAATAACTACCTTGAACTACTTGCAAAACACTACCAGCACTAGCTTGTACTGTACTGTTAGGAAAGGTTATCCCAGCACTTCCGTCAATTATTGTGGTCATACTTGCTCCATTCTTTCAATCATCTTATCCATCCAAGTCTTACGAGTGAATAAGTCATAGAACATATAAGAGAAGGTTACGACTGCAAGGGTAATTATTATTGTGGTCATACTGTCACTCCTTCTAATTGCAAGGCATCAGCTTGCTTTCTTAGCTTTTCTGAAATCTCACTCATTATTTTTCCATCTTCATCATTTACAGAGCTAAAGTTATCTAGCCAATCAGCTAGTTCATAAGCGGTCATACTATGTCCTCTGCTGGTAATGGTGTATTGCCTTGTTCTACCCATTTTAGGTAGGCTTGGTAGTCTGTGTTGTCAGGGTCAAGTGGAATAAAAGCACCGTCTTTATAAACACCATTATTTCTTGTTGTTAATTTGTACATAATCATAACTCCGCTGAAGCACTAAATCCAAAAATCACTGAATATCCAGTAGTTGTAATATTTGAACCAGTAGCATTAAATATTGAAAAACAATAAGCTGAACCGTTATAAATATTTCCTGAATTTGCGGCAAAATCAGAACCACTATAACCGCTACTTACAGCAGTTAATATACTTGATATATAGCTGTAAATATTAATCGTAGGTGATGCTCTTTTTACAACTGCAAAAGGAACTGAACCAAGAACTTGTTGAGCACCACCAGCACCACCAGCATAAGTTTGAGAGCCTACAGTTAAAGCAAGCACTAAAGAACCAGAAGCATTCGTTGGAACTTTTACTCCGTTATAGCTTGTTTCATAATACCTCTGACACAAAGCTAACTCTTGCCCATACTGACGATACTCAAATCCAGTAGCACTACTTCCTACTTCTAGTTGAACACCAGTAATGTAGAAGGTTGCTCCGCTTGTTCCTACTACGGATACTGCTCCTGTGGCTGAATAGTAATTTGCACCAGCCCATGAACCAACAGTACCACTTAATGTTGAGCCAACACCTAATCCCCAAACCACTGCAATACCTGTGCCATTAGTTGCCCCTACCCAAGTTCCTGAAGTGTCGCCAGCAACAGTAATTGCAATAGAAGTCCAAGTGTTTGCGGAAGAAACTGTGTAAGTAAATGGGTAACTTCTGTTTTGAGCAGAGTTTGTTAAAACACCGCCAAAAGTACCAGTAAGGCTTGAATAGACTTGGAAAGACAGAGTTACTGTTTTAGCGTTAGCAGTACCCCATTGAAGGTCAGCCGTATTAAAACCTTCAATTCGCTGAGAAACTGCAAACCAATCTGTTGATGTTACTGAATATGCGGAAAGAGAAGTAATACCCAAATAATTTGTAAAGCCAATAGGAGGTGTTACTGAACCAGCATTTTGTTGTGAAGTAAATTTGCTAGTTTGTGTTCCATAAACAATCATCCTATCAACACCCCATGCAAAACTTGCAGAGTTGTTTGTAATAGATGCACCAGCGTTTCTTTGGTCAATAACGCACGCCCCGTTAATTATTTTATTTTTCATAAGGGTAGCATTGCCTGCCCCTAAACTTGAATTGGCTACACTAGTGCCAATCACATCTGCGTTTACTTGCCCATAGGACATTATGCACACTCCTTGCGTTGTTTATGCCAAGCTGTAACTGCTTCGCTAATTTTTCGTTTATCTTCATCAGTATAAATTCTATTGGCTCTTGCGGCTCGCATTTTGGCTTTAGTTTCTTCCGATGCTTTTTTACCAGCGTTAGGATGAACCGCAAAAGAAGCCGCTTTAGCTTTTTGACTAGCAGTCATTTTGGCTTTGGTTTCTTCAGAAGCCTGTTTTCCCCAATTAGGACTAACTCGACCTTTAAGAATTTCAGACAATTTCAGTTTATTTTCTTCAGACCATTTCTTGCCTTTTGCACCAGATTTGCTACCAAGCGGTCTATTTAGCTTTTTTCCAGTACGAGCAATGCTAACTGCTTGCTTGCGTTCATCAGTCCATACAGAGCCTTCAGAACCGCCTAAATCAATGTTGTATCCGTTGGGTACTACTGTGTTAGTAACGCTAATCCAAAAGCGTTCTATTGCGTTTAAACTGGCTCTGTTGGTAATTCCCTTGCAGATTGGCTCATAGGTAAAGCTGTCTTTACCATGTAGCTTGTAAGCACTTTTTAAGATGCGACCATGACCAATCGGCAAATGCGGATTGATTGTCTGACCGACATATTGCTTGCCGTTCAGCTTATTGGACACAAGGTAAATCTGTGCTTGCACTTATGCTAATTCCTCATCTGTTGGTCTAGCTAGTGTAGGATGTTCCCATTTAGCAATGTAATCGCCACGCTCATCCAAATCATTTTGTAATTTAATTGTTCCCATAACAGGCTCAAAATCTGCATCAGTTAATTCAGGGTATATAGATTTAATTTTTTCAATGATGTTCATTATGCCGCCCTTACTAAACAACCGCTAAAACTAGAATAAAGAGTTCCTAAAACTAATTGAGTTCCTGCGTTGGCATTAACAGTTGCATAAGGCTGAACATAATCAGTTGTGCCATTTAAATAAACAACAACACTTATTGTTTGCGCAAAACCAAGAAAAGTAGCAGTTCCGTTTGGATTTATATTAGTTTGTTTATATGATGTAGCATTTTTGTATAATGCACTAACGCATTGAACTAATGATGTGCCAGTAGAGTAAGCGCAAACTACAAAATTTATTTGATAATAACCAGCAACAGTGGGTTTAAAAGCATACGCAGGAATTCCACCAACAGTAGAACCTGTGTTGTTAAAGCAAGATGCTGAATCAAAATCTTTGGTATCATAAGTTAGCAATGTTGCTACATTGTTTGTAGGGGTTTGATTTCCACTCATGTAAGCACTAAACGCTGGCATAGCACCACTAACCATTACTGTGCCAGTAGCATCAGGCAATGTAGCAGTTTGATTTGAATTGGTTACAGGAGCTAACAGAGTCATTGACCCTGTGCCACTAGCTGAACCTGACGATATAAGAGAACTCATAGAATCACCCACCTTTGACCTGTACTTACAGTAACAGTTTGACCTGTAGCTACAGTAATTGGACCTACTGACATAGCATTATTTCCTGTCGCCACAGTGTAACTTGTAGATACTGTTGCATTGTTAAGAACCAATCCATTGTTTGCAATTAGTTGACTAGATTGTAAATCACCTGTACTAGGCTTATAAAGATACTTAGCATTACTTGTATAGACATTTAAAGCTGTGCCTGTAGTTGCATTAGCAAACAAGGGATAAAGATTAGTAGCTGTGGTGGTGTCATTACTTAAAGCAGAACCACCTACAGAACTCCATGCTGATCCTGTGTACCCCTCAAACTGAGATGTAGTAGAGTTAAATCGGAGCTTACCACTTGCGCCTGTAGGTTGTTGCGCTGTAGTGCCTACTGGAAGTTGAAGCGCACCTGTACCATTAAAAGCTGAATCAGCAGAAGCGGTAATTGCACCTGTGACTCCTAGAGTAGTGCCGTTCCATGTAAGATTAGCAGAACCTCCGAGTACACCACTATTATTAAACTGAACTTGAGTGTTTGAACCGCCAGCACCGCCAACTACAGAAGAAGCGGCAACCCATGTCGGAGCAGAGCCGTTTGACTGAAGAATATAGCCGCTTGTGCCAATTGCTAATTTAGATAATGCAGTGCCTGTGCTGTAATACGGTAAATCACCAGCAGTAAATGAAGTTAATCCAGTACCGCCATAAGAAGTAGTAAGCGCATTAGTTAAATTTAATGTATTTGCAGTTAATGTAGTGCCGTTAAACGTAAGATTAGCAGAATCTTGTAAAAGACCGCCTGTACCAGCGTAGGTAACACGACCAGAGGTTAAGCCTGAATCTGTTAACGAAGATACTGTTAAAGGACCTACAGAAGAAGGCGTAATGTTGCCGCTTCCATCCAAATAAACTGCTTTTTCAGAAGGCTGGGTTACAAATACGTCTTTAGTACCAGCAGTAAAGTTAACTAGTGAGCCAGAGTTAGATGAAGAAAGAACAGTAGTACGAGCAAGAGTACCGCTTGAGTAAGTCCCAAGACCAACTTCCCAATTCGGGCCACCTTGGTCAGCACAAGCATAAAAACAAGTATTTCCATTACCAATAACTGAAAAAGATTGATAGCCCGTAACAGCGCCTAAAAGAGTAAACGTACCAGTACCAGTTGTATTTGTAGTTTCCCTTACACGGTCTTGCAGAATTAATGCCATGACTTATCTTCCCATTTTTCTTTAGACCACGCATATCCTTTGTGGGACTTACGAGTTCTGTTAATGCATTTTATAATGTTAGCGTGTTGAAAACCAGCTTCTTTTAAGGCTTTTTCACCGACCAATCGGATTACTTCACCAGTCTTAATATTAGTGCCAACCCAGACCCATTTGCGTTGGTATGTATTTCCTGCAGCGTAGGTGTTGCCTTTAGATCTTTCGCTAGCTGTTTGGCGTTGTTTTTCAGAAGCAGGTCTACCTACATTGTACTTATTGCCTTTATGAGTTTTACGAATTTTTTCTTTAAATTCTTCTGAATGTTTTAGCCCAGACGATATACCTTTATTCCAAGGAATAGAACCTAGTTTAGCAACGCTAATTTTTTGTTTTGTTTCTTCTTTGCACGGTATGTTTTTATTCCAAACTGGTTTGCCTAATCGTGCTTGTCTATTATTTTCACGTTGTTGCTCAGTGTGTTTATAACCAGAAGTGCCTTCACCACCATTTGTTTTATTACATAGGTCATGGCCTAATTCACGGAAACATTCTATTAAAAGAATTTCGTGGCTCAACGCTTCAGATTCCGTATCCCAATTAGCAAGTATTTGGACATCGGGTTTACCATATTTATTAACTATGTTATTCCAATGAGAACCACGTTGATAAAAGGCGTGTGCACGATCCCCTTGGCCTTTACCAATATAGAATAAACGGCCTTCGGGAGTATAATGTGCGTAGGTATAAAACAAAATTAATCCTTTAAAATTAAGGACTTATACTATCAGCTGGTGCAGGTGGTCGAATACGTAACGCTGACAGTATCACCTGCGGTTGTAGTTTTTGCTACGCTAAAGTTTCCTTCAGAATACAAAGTTCCACCAGTATTACTCTGTGTGCTTGATGCGCCAGAACCCAATACTAAGAAGCAACCATAAACAGTACCGCCAGCACCAGTAATGGTGTAAGTAATTGCAGATGCAGTTGAAGACGTTACGTTTGACGGTGTAGAGCCAGTAGAAGTAGAAGAAGCAAACACGGCTGTACCACGCACTGCAGAACCGCCAACAGTGTAAGCAGTAAATTCTTTGCTAGGCACAATAGTGCTCATTACGTCTGTTGCGGCTGGAGTCAATGAAGCATTAGTTAAACCAAGGTAAGGACCAGTAACACTGTAAGAGCTGCCTTTTAACAAGGTATCGAGCATTAACTGTTTGCCTACGGCTACGACTAGGTTAGGGAACTCTTCATTCCACTTTAAATTACCTTGAGCATCACGGCACTCAACGTGCCAATAACCTTCAATACCCATAGTTTCGTTTGTGCCAGCATTGGCTTGTAATGTTGCTACAGCGCTATCGCCACAGCTTCCAAATTCTTTATGCATAATTAATCTCCAGAACTTACTACATTAGCAGCCGTATAGCTACTGATTGTCAAAATAGCAGACGAATAAGTCGCTGCTGGGAACTGCACTGTAAAGCTACTATTACAAGTCTTATCAGACCCAAAATTTAATACAAAACAAGCTGCTTTTGTTATGTAATTGTAGACCAAAGCACCCCTACAAGTAAACGATGCTGGACTCCAAACAGCGTTAGCAAAAGACACATAAGTGGTGTTGTATTGCTGGTTAATTGTGGGAGCCGTTGAAATAACCAAAGGAATACCACCAGCCGTATAACCATTTCCAGTTACTTCGTTCACACTGGTGTAAGCAGCAGTCGTAGGGTTTAAATTGGCATTGGCGTTATACAGGGCAATGTAATAAATACCAGTTGTAAAGTTCTCATTACCGTTTAATAGGTTTTGAGAAAATACGTTACAAGATCCTTGAACGATCATTGTTTCACCATAATACGAGCTTGACCGTTACGATAAGCATCACCACGTTCAAGACCAGTTCCAAGACGATTAAGCTGTGCAAGAGCTTCTTCATACATTTTTTCATAGTAAGCAACCATATCTTGCTCACCTTTCATGAAGATCATAGCTTCACGCATAGCCCCGTAAAACAATACTGGGTCATA